TCTGCTGCAGAGTTTGCAACTAATACGCGACCGATTGATGACTCATCAAATAATCCTGCTCCAGTTGTTCCTTTTACGGTAGTACCTTCTGTATCATCACCAGGTTTTAAATTGGTGTTGATAGTTGCTACTTCTCCTACGAGAACTCCTCCGATACCACGCTTCAAGAACCAACCATAGTCTCCAGATGCAAATGCAACCTGAGCTACTCCTTTGATATTTGTGATATCAACAGAAATAGGAAGTTTTTCCGCGTCTGTTTCGTGCACAATGGCAATTCCTGAATCAGCAACTGCAAGTGCTGTTGTCAAAGCGTAATCAACGTATAACTCGAGAGTATCAGTTGTGTTATCTTTAATCTTTGCAACTTGTCCAGTTCCAGTACCGGTGTTGACAAGCAACCAGTGATCTTGAAAATCTCCTGCTGTCCAACCTGCTGATGCCTCTTTAATGAAGACATTTTTAGAATATCCGTTTGTTGAAGAAGAAACAGTTGTTACGGTTGTATTCGCTGGGCGAGATGCTACCATATATTGACTGATTGCTTCTGTTGCATAGAGATATTCCCAAATGCGTCCATCTGGAGTTTGTGCTTGTTCATTTAATGAACCTTGTTTTACAGATGGAGTATCAAAGATACTTTGGAATGTGATTTGTTTCATGAATTTATAATTTATCAGATCCAAGATCGACCTTTCACTAGATATATTCGGTCATATACCTAGAAAGCAACTTGGTTTTGTTTGTTTTATTCTACAACTTCCTCTTCTGGTGCTTCTTCGTCAGATTCTATATCGGTAGATTTTTTCTTTTTATCCATCTTCTTTTCTCCGATTTGAACAGTCGCAATAACACCATCATTCATACGAACCTTGAATTGTCCGTTCCCTTCGTCCTCAAGGATAGTATTGATATCCTCTCGCGCAACAGTAGGAACATTACCTTCATGGTTATATGGATGTTGAAATTCATTCACTTCTTCTACAATCTTTTTAGCCATATTATGATTCTCGAACGATTAAACCAGCATCAGAATAGTTATGCACAATTCCGACGGTAGTTGGGATCTTTGCAGCCGCCTTCGCCGCACCAAATCCACTTGTTGTATATGAACCGCTAAAATAGTTGTTAGAAAAGATACCTGTGCATCCTGTCAAATCTGCATATCGTACAACAGAACCAGAACTTAATGCAGGAAGTACGTCAGCAAATGTGTTGTTATTTACTGTTACTCCCAACATTCCTGATCCTCCCGCGAGGTATAAGTGACAGTCAACTGCAGTTGCGATTCCTTGGAACGTATTTCCTTCAATGACAACATCTTGAGGAACTGATACTGATGTTCCCTTGAGAACAACATCTCCTACGTTCTTATAGAATAAGTTTCCTGCGATTTGTACTTGCCATGAACTACCATTTGCAGCCCACATGATCGCTCCTCCTGTTCGTGAATCAGTTGCTGTTGATCCTTTACAGTTCTTGAAATGACATCCGAGAATAGAAGTTCCAAAAGCGTCTTTTGTAGAACCGTCACCATCAAGAAGAATACCACCTCCAGTTGCACCTGCTCCGTTAATACCAATATTCAATATTTGACATGCTTGCGATTGAATGGTCATTATTGGAGATGATGTAGTTGTACCAACTTTCAATTGAGGAAGTCCACCTTGTGTGCGTCCTGTACCAATTCCAATGATAGTGAGTCTATCTGTTGCAGTAGGAATTGTTACATTTTCTGTATAACTTGATGGATCAGTTGCTCCTGATGCCATTGCAAGTGATTTTACAAAAATAACATCTCCTGCTGATGCAGCAGTGACTGCTGCTTGGAATGTCTTTTTTGCTTTATCTAATGATCGTCCAGTATTTGCTGTATCCGTACCATTGTCTCCATCAACATACCAATAGTTTCCCCAAGTCATTGGAGTTGCCATATCTTCTGGATAAATTTTGTGTCCGAATTTTAATGCTGGAATATAATCTCGTGCTTTCATAGTTTTTTATAGTTACTCTCTTGGATGGGAGTGATAGTTCGCTACCACTCCCTCCAGTGAAGATTGTTAATTACTTAGTCAGTGATGTCAGTTAATTGTCCGACAAAACGTGGATTATCTGATACGAAGTTACCAACGTAGTAGAGATGTCCTACTTGTGCTGGTTGATTTGCTGATCGGATCAAACCGCTCCAGTTAAATCCTTTTGGAATTGGGAGTGCTTGTGGTCCATCAATATTCTTCTCACCAGTGTTGAACTTCTCATAATCAGGAAGATCTAATCCGTAGAAGCAGAAGTGATTCTCGCTGTATACAAACAACTTTTGTGCTGTACACTTTTGGTCCTGAACCATAGGAATACCTCGGAAGAAGATTGAATCAAATCCGATGTCTCCGCGAAGTGCTTGCTGTGCTGGAACAGTTCCTGTTCGTGAAACTTGTGGGTATCCGTTCATTTGATATCCAGCCTTAACAGTAGGTTGCAATAATGCCTCGTATCCAGTCCAAATTGACTGTGTAGTTGTCATGATGGTTGGCTTATCTGAACCAAATGTAGTGCTGTTTACACCAGTAGCAAGGTCACTCAATGCCAATGCACCGATTGATGCAGCATAGTATCCTTTCAATGTAGTGTACGTAGTTCTTGATTTACCAGCGTATGTTCCGAAGTTTGTTGAATCATCTGCTGCATTCAAGAGCGAATCGAAAGACAAACCTGTCGCACCAGTTCCTGTGTACAAATATGAACCAAAATCGTCAAGAAGATCTTGTGCGATTGAATCCATTTCTGTTGAAAGCAACTCAAGGATTCTTTCATCTCCTTGGTTTACTGCTGTCTCAATATCATCGATAACAACTGGTTTATGAATACGTTGTGGCTCAAATTGGATTTTGATACGTGTTGATGTTCGGGATGTATCCAATGTTCCACCAACTGGTACGATTCCTCCTGCTGTTGATTTTTGGAATTTTACTGGAAAATCAAGTTCATAACCTGAACGCCATGGCTTTGAATTTCCGAGTGTTCGAAGTAAACCGACATTTCCTCTAAGGACTGTGTCAGATACTTTTGGTACTATTAACTCACGTGTAAGTGTTGTGACTACTTCTGAAAATTTCATAATTTTATTTTATCTTGTGTAAACCCTCTCTAACAGCTTCAAATATACTACCTCCACGAGCACGAATATCTGTGAAATTTGCTTCTTTCCCTCCATTTTGTTCTCCACCTTTATTAACTTTATCCTGTGGAGTTTTTTGGATTTGTGTACCTTTTCTTGCGTCATTAAGTTCCTTGTATACAGAATATGCTGATCTTAGCTCATCAATTCCATTTACAGGTAAATTATGACGAAGTACATAATTAAAGAAATCAGATTCGTTGAAACCTTTGTCAGTTCCTTTAATTTCTTTAACGAAGTTATCAACCTGTTCTCGTGCCTGTCTAATCTCATTATCCTTTTCTTGAAATTTTTCTAATGCCCGTTGCATACCACGTTCTTCTGCAATTTTCATTGCTTCTGCGAGTTCCGCATATGTTTTTGGCTCCCATCCTTCTCTCAAGTAAGGCGGTAGATTTTCTTCTTCTTGTTTTTGAGGATCTTTATTACTATTAATTTTCGCTAATTCTTGTGACTTGCGAGTATAGTCAGGCAACAATTCGTCATATTGACTTCCTTTTTTGACGATTTCAGCCAATTCCTCAGGTGTGTATTCCGCATCACCTACTTTGACTTTTGGAGTGTCATTTGCCTCACCTCCATTACTTTTCTCACCATCGTCCGAGTGATTACCATTTTGGTTATCTTGTTCGTCGATAGTTGTCTTTTCTTCTAATTCTTCTGGCATAGTGTATTTAGATTGCCCCTTATCAACTTGGTCATATAGACTGATGATAATTGCTTGATCTCGTTACTTATGTTTTTTGACTTTTTATTATTTTTTAGCTCTCTTTTTAACCTCTTCCTTAATTGGATTCAGTCCTAGATCGCTCGCTTTAGCTTTCATTGGTCCTCCATATTGAGGATCTGGAGTACTTTTTGTACTCGAAGCGCTTTTTGTCCATTTCTGACTTCCAGGTACACCTTTATTTTCCGAAGCATAGAATACCGATTCTCCTTTCTTTTTTCCATACTGCTCTATCATAGATCTCATTACGCTCTTTCCTGTTGATGATAGTGGCATATTATCTTTTAAATTTATCTTTATATTTATCGACTTCTTTGTCTTTCTTCGATTTTATAGAAAGTATTTTAAATCGTGAATGTATAATCTCCTTATCATCTTTACCCATATACCATCCTCCTTTTTCTTTTGATATATTTTCTATTTCCATTGTGATAGTATATTTTTCTCCAACTTGCCAATCTTTTATATCTTCAAGGTCCTTTTGAGATAGACAGAACTCAGGTTTTCTTTCTTCTCGCTCGACTAAACTATCCATACCCTCATTCTCAACAGTGACCTTTTTAGCTCGAATGGTTATCTCATCCTCTAATTTGCTTTTGTCTTTTTTCATGATTGTGATAGTTGTTTTACTCGACCTTCTATTTCGCTGATCATTCGTTCTTGGTTATCAGGACTTGCAGTCTTAAACTCTTCACTATTAACAAGATCTTCTGCTTCTTTTTGTAAGGCTGTTATTGCTTGTGATTTTTGATCCGTTTGTATTCCTTGTGATTGCTGTTGTCCATTTGATAAATCCTTCATATCTTGATCATCAAGAGTAAATATTGACAATGGATTTATCTTGAACTTAATAAGTCTTTTAGCGAGCATTATTGGATTTTCTCTCCCTGTTTCCTCGAAATACGTAAGTGGATCAATTAATCCAGCTACTGCTTCCTCTTTTGCCCTCTCTGCTTTAAATAGTCTATCCTCTTGTATAATTTGACCAGGAACAACGCGAATTTCTATGCCTTCCTGTAAATCATCTTGAGTAAGTTCTATCACCTCATCTGCTTTATCTGAACCTATAGGTTTCACGTAATTATCTGCTGTATATTTTACTTTCATCATTTGGAACCACCAGTTATATAAATGTGTATGTACTTTATCAACAACATCAATGAGTTCATCGAGTCTATTTATGCTTTGTTCGCGCAATATTGCTCGTCCCGTTGCTGTCTCTTGCCCACCTCCTTCTCCTCTAAATGTTGGCTGTGTTCCGAATATATTATCCAATTCAACAATGGAATGGTTCATATCATTCGCTATAAATGATGGAATTTCTTTACCTGTTCTTATATCAATTCCTTTTGACACACCATCTCCATACCACATTCCATTAGGGTCATTCTTAGCAGCTTGAGCTTCTGCTTTTGTTATTTTAACGTACTTAGTATCTACAACGTGTTGTCCATTCATCATGGACGCATTGTCAGATATTTGGCGCTTTCTCTTATCTATTTCCTCTTGTAATGGAATTACCTGATCAATAAGCGTTGTTTCTCCTATTGGTTGTGTTTTAATTCCGAGTACTGTGCTAAATACATAAGGAGGAATTGGCCTATCGAAATGGTTATAGAGATATGATTCATAGTCAACTCCTTCTTGTGTTTTTCGCGATTTTGCTTGATTTAATAAATCTCTCTGTCCGGTCAAATCTAATCCCTTCATGCCCATTCTTTCATTTGGTGTAAGTTTTACCCCATCGAAATCAAAATATGGATGTTTCTCTTCATATATAATTTTTCCTTTGTATTGGTACAATACATAGCCATCAATCCATGCTTCACGATATGAAGTAACGACATTATCTGTAAATGCGCTTTCCTTTGTATATCCTGATAATTTGAGTATTTCAGTTTCTTTTTCAGGAGAATCTCCAAACTTCTCCAATAAATCAGTCAACAATATGTCATCAATTTCTTCTATGGCAAATTTCGTGTCATACATTGACGTTGCATTCTTGGAAAATCTTACTTTTCTAGGATCAACAGTGATAGTATCGTAGTCGTTTTTATCATAATCCCATATGACTTTAAGACAAATAAGCCTTGATAAGAACAAATACCGCAATCCTCTGCGTATTTTATCTTTTGTTCCTAATGTCTTATATTTATCTAAAAATACTACTTGTAAGTCGTCTGCAATCTTTCTTGCTTCATCAGTCTTATTTGCTGGCATTACATTCGGTTTAGACGGTCTACCAGTAAGAGTAGTAATAACACTCTCCATTGCCAAGAAAGTACGATTGTCGCGAGCCTTAGAACGCTTTTTTGGTACATCTTCAAGCCAATCAGGCTTATTCTTCCAAAACTTTTCATTCCTCTTATAATCACTCACAACAATATCCCATAGGGAACTAGACGATTCCCACAAATTGTTTATAAGTTTTGTCTTCTTATCTTGAGTTAATTGTGAAATGTCTATTTTCATTAACGATATTTTACAATATGTCAATGGAAATGTAACAAATAAGACACACTAAATCTAATATAACCGCTTTAACTCTTGCGCAAAACAATATTTCTATAATTCTTTGATCCGACAAATTTCTTACCTTTACAACGCTCTGTTAACTCAACTTTTCTATAAAAATACTTAAGTTGTCTTGGTTTTATTATAATTCCGATACGTCCAAGATTATTACTCATCTTCTTATATTGTGGAGAAAACGACAAAAACATATGAATAACTTGAACAGTATCATACTCTAGATTCCACTTTCTTGAAAATTCTAAAAATAGTTCATTCTTCATTTTCAATAATTTCTCTTAATGATCTCATCTTAAAACCATCTTTGTCTTGGAATATAATTTCCTTCTTATCGCGAGTACTACTTATAACAATTGTAGGATTTATTGCTTTTTTACGTGCTATCCAGTAAAACCACATCGCAGAACAGTAGTGGTTTACACCAGTGCTCGTGACCCAAACATATCTCTTACCACCTTGTGGAGTATCTTCTTCAATCCTGGACATGGTCATCCAATGTTCAATAAGCTTGTCCATATCCTCTCGATTTAGATTGTAGACAATATCTCCACGCATCATATCATACACAAGTCCATCAATAACTCTATTTCTATCAATCCAAACATATCCAATATTTTTATAATCATCCTCTGTATTTTTCTCTCCTCCCCATTTTATCATCTCCGCTTGTTGTGACGTATTATGATTATAAAAACATATACTCAATTTTGGATATTTCTGTTTAAACTCTTCGGCCCATGTACGCTCTGGTCCAGAATCCATAACGATAATAGGATTATATCTCTCTATAACGCTACTTAATTCCTCTCTACTTTCGCATTTACCGATTTTAAATATCCCTTTTTCAGTTCCAAGCGCCCAATGTTTTTCCTTTCCTATGTCTATTCCCATATAGAATTGGCCTTCATCAATAGGTTCAGGAACCCAGTTATCGGTTATTATCTGCCTGAAATCAGTAACATCTCCAGAACTGTATGGTTCTCCTAACACGAAGTTACGAAAGAACTCTATGCTCTTAGTGTGTTTATTGCGTATAATTTCCTCTGCAGTGTGTCGTACGTACATGAGATGAGAGAAATGATAGCCAGAGAATAAATGCTCTCCCAAAGTGGCTGTAGGCTCCCAGAAGCCTAGTCTACGTTCAATATCGGTAAGAACTTTGTTGCATTTACTACATACAAACACTTTTCTTATCTCGTCTATGTTTTCGTCGTATGTCAATGTCTGTTTTTCTCCACATCCAGTACATCTAATAAACCACTCTTTTTTATCTGATTTCTTCCATGCTAAATCTATGCCAACGTTATAGAACGATGGGTTAGATAGTAATACTAGCTTTTTATGTTTAGAGTCAGCTGTACGACTTGAATAGGACTCAACAATATTCATGTCACTTCTATCTAATTCGTCATGTACGAGTCTATCTGCAGTTGTTGAAATAGGAGCCGCTTTACTACGCGTTCCTTTAAAATATACGAACGTGTCGTTTATCTGTTTAAGTCCTACATTATCCAAGAGTAGTTTGCTCTTTATACAGTCATTTGCTTGAAATATCTTATCTGTTTTCGTTTTTGAAAACTCCTCAACATCACTATCTGATGGCATTGTATAGATCGTAGTAATCTTTTGCTTATCAGCGTAATGGAATGTTTTCAGGTTCTCTGATACAGAACCTCCAATCTGTGAGCACTTTTTCCCACATATATTCTGCGAATTATCACAAAGATAATCAAAAAGAAAGAGGTGGTCTTTAAACTCAAAGAGTTCCCCTTTCTCATTTTTTATATTGTTTTTTATTATCCAAGCAGGAATTGAGTAATTTTCTATCTCCATAACGTGTTAAAACCGTATTGGTCTGGCTGTAACATGTCTTGAGAAAATTCTCCACGTGATCTACGAACTTTCTCACTTCTTGCGTAATATGGATCGTGGTCTCTATGACTCACGAGTCTCTGACATTCATTACCACATTCACATCGCGCTCTGTATGAAACTATAGCGTCTCCATATAGTCTATGGACTGTCTTATACGCTCTCGAACTAAAATCTTTCTCACATTCGTCACACCAGAAGTCATATGTATCAACAATATCCGGAGTATTTTCTACCATACGTTCATTTGGATTTGGCTTCTTACGTTCTTTTTCTATGTCTAGTTGCCCTTGAACATCCTTTACCCTATTTTTTAATATACCGTATTCGTTCATGGTTTTATCTTAAATGAATCAAAAAACTTCTTTAACTTCGGATTATTTATTTCTTCCTCTATCTCGTCGTATTCTTCTGCATCAGGACTCTCTATGAACTCAACTCTTCCTCCTTTTGAATTATCGCGAATCCCTATTTCATTCTTTTCGCTATCAAATTCAATCTCCCAATTTCTTTTATGATACCTTACTGTTGCAATCCATGCTCCAACAAATGAGCCAATGAAACTTGCGAGTATTATAAATATATTAACCATTTTTTATTTCAGCCTCTATGGCCGCTTTAATATCGTCCTCCGACTTTTTTATAATGTTTAGTATCTTGTCATTATGATAATGTAAATGGATACTCTTAGTAGGATCTTCTACTGGCGGCTTTGTATCTTCATAACTACCACGTAATTTATATGCCATATCAAGTGCATCCTTTCTACTCTTGTTATCTGGTGCTTGATAGTACGCAGTCTTTCCTCCTAAGTACGAATCGATTTTAATATATATCAATTTACATCCTTTAACACTTTCTACGATTTTCTTAATCTCTGAATCGGATATATCTTCTGGGTTGCCATCCTTTTCAATCTCACCAGTTTCTTTATTCTTTTTCTGAATAATACGTGCCGGAAATGTATAATGTTGAATAACTCCAGCGTTTAATAATTCCCTATGCTTCTTTCCTAATTCCTTCTCTGGAAGAAACTTATCCATTAATTCCTTCCATCCTTTACTCTTAGTCAACTTTGTAGGCGCTATCGCTGTTTTCTCTGAATATCCAGCCCCAACCATCACTTCTTTCATAGTGCTTCCCCTTTCTACCATTTTAAAGGCTTTTTTTTGTTTAAGCGTCGCCATATTCTTAATAAAAATATACTAAAATACAAGAATATATTAATAATTATATCAATTATTATATACATTATATCTTCGACTTCTTTTTTTGCCCTACTCCACTTAACTTCTTTTTTAATCCCCATACCTTATTCATTTCTAATATTGATAGTATAGGACTTGCTACATCTTCCCACGCCTCGCGACTTCCGAAACGTGGGTTATCTATTTTTTTGAGCATAAGTTGCCGTATTTCAGGATCAACTCTTTTAAGAACTTCAATGATTATTTCTCTCATTTTATTCTTGGTGTGTGTTTTTCTTATTTTCCTCTACTTCATCAATTATCTGACATTCACTAATAAGGAACATAGAAGATATTGAGATTGCGTTTTCTAATCCAACACGTACCACTTTTGCTGGGTCTATAACACCATCTTCTATAAGATCAACATACTGTCCTGTTGCTGAATTGAAACCTTTGTTTTGTTCTATGCATTTTGATAGTATCACATCTGGTTGATATCCCGCATTAAGTATAATCTGTCGTGCTGGTTCACGTATCGCATCTTTCACAATTGTTGCACCCATACGATATGATATATCACTTTCTCCATCAATATACTCCTGTATCTTATCTGATGCCTTATATAACATCATTCCTGCTCCTGGAACTATACCCTCTTCCAGAGCAGATTTAGCAGAACGAATTGCATCTTCTATACGATACTTCTTTTCCATACTCTCTTCCTCTGAATATGTTCCTGTTCGTATAATAGCTACTCCTCCTTTCATTCTTCCAAGACGTACTATTTTCTGTTCTTTTACATAGTCGCGAGTTTCTTTTTCTATTTCTGATTCAATCTGCGCAATTCTATCTTCATAATCACCATGCCCTCCAACTATAATCGTTTTATCCTTATCAACTATTACCTTCACAGCTCTTCCTAGATCTGCTAAAGTAGCATCCTCCGCTTTTATACCAACTTCTTCTGAAACAAATTTTGCTCCAGTCATGTAACAGAAATCTTTTAACTGCTCTATCTTGTCTTCTCCAAGGCTTGGTGCTGCAACTGCACACACACTCAATCTTCCATGCATTTTATTAAGAATCATTGTTGCAAGGGCTTCTCCTCGTACTGTATCTGCTATAATAAGCAAAGAACGTGAATCTGTTTTCTGTACCTCGCTCATAACTCTATATATATCCTGATTTTGACTCAATACCTGTGAAGTAACGAGAATATATGGATTATCCAATATAACTTCATTACGTTGCATATCGTTTATAAAATAAGGAGATATGAAACCTTTATCAATCTGCAATCCATCAACAATTTCCTTCGATGTTCCAAGTACCTTACTATCCTCAACAGTTATAATTGCGTCTTTCCCCAATTTATACACAAGTTCTGCAACAATGGAACCAATTTCTTTATCACGAGATGATATTGTTGCGATATTTGCCAATGCTTCTTCTGTATCTACAGGTATAGCATTTTCTTTTATGTCTCTCTTCACTATTTCAAGGGCTATATCTATCCCTTTCTTCATCTTTGTATGATCGATACCAACAGCAAGTGCTTTTAATCCATTTTTTAATATACTCTGTGTAAGTACTGTAGCTGTTGTTGTTCCATCTCCTGCAGATTTATCAGTCTCACGTGCAACACTAATAATAAGTTGTGCTCCATTATCCTCTGCTTCATCTTTTAAATTTATCATTTTTGCTACAGTAACTCCATCAAGAGAAAATACTGGACCAACTCCTTTGTTAAATACAACAGGTTTACCCAATGGACCCATTGTTACTTTGACAGCCTCCGCTACTGCATCAACTCCCCGCGCAAACGCAGATCGAGCATCATTTCCAAATATAAGTTTCTTAGACATTTTCTTCTGTTTCGATTAATTTTAATTTTTCTTCAATAATATCAACAAGATTCTTAAATTGTTGATGTTTATTTGTTAGATCAAGCAATTTATCCTTTGCTTTCACTCGTATTGTAGAATATGCCATTTGTCCATTAACTTCTCCAACTGGCTGACTTTTCTCTTCTACTACGAAATCAAGTCCTTCTTTTTCTATTAGTTTCTTAAATACATCAATATCAATCTCATGCGCTATTAACTTAGCGAGATTGTCATTATAATATGATGTTAAAACGTCCTTTCGTGTAATCTTTATTAGTTGTGGTTTTTCCATAATTATTTTTTAGCAAAAATATCTTTTTCTTTTACGACATATAATTTCTTTCCGTCAACAGTAAGTTCTCGTGGTATAAATGGATCAATAACGATCTCATCATCTTTGGAAACCTTTTTTACTAGGTCGCCTACCGCGAAAACAGTAAAAACTGCTGGTTTGTCTTTTGAAACATCAGAAAGAATAATACCTTCCTTTGTATCTTTTTCCTTATTATAAGTAAGGAATATGTAATCATTTAGTGGTTGCATATATTTTATTAATTATCTTGTCCCAATCGCTGGGTATTGATTATCTAGGGAATATCCCTGTTTTTTTAGTAATTCTGTATGTATCTTTGCTACATCAGACGCTATACTCATTAACTCACTTCTTCTATCGCTAATAACTTCATACTCTTTCATATTGTGTAGGAGAAACATTATATTGAATATAAATAGTACTGTTAAAGCAAGATGTATACATTCTTGTGTTTTATTCATATTTTTAATTCTTAATCTCCATATCCTTCTTCGAATCTTCTTTTTCCAGTTACATCGACCTTGTTCATTATGTTGTACTTTATTTCTTCAAATCTGTCTATACCTATAGAAAATGTGCAGATATTAGACTTATGTGTGTATACTATATCGTTATCATTAGTTCGTGTTTGAACAAGACTAATTCCACATAACGGACATCTTCCATATAAAAGTTCTTTCCAATTTATCTTACTCTTACTTTTCATATTAAACTTTTATTCTATTTTTTCTTTCTAGCGCTGTTTGTCTATTTTTCTTTTTCTTACACTCAAAACATGTTGCCCTTTTTAGTTTGTTGTCGCGCAATATGTGTATACCACAATATTGACACATGCAATAACTATATTTTATCCCAGACTTAGGAGTAACCATTACATATAGTATACCACATATGATATATTTTTAATAGAGAAACCTGTGGATATCTTATTCTTTAATATCATTGAAATATTTCACTATGAAATCAGAAAATTTTATTCCGCGTATACTTCCTCCCTTATATATCTTTATATCAAGATATTTTTTATTCGAAGGAAATATATCAAGTCTTTCATTAATGCGGTACTGGAATGCATTTATTTTTCTCACTTTGAAGCCAAGTTTTTCTATCTCTCCAACGATATTTTCGAATAATAGCCTACGTTTTTCACGCATACGTTTCATACTATCGTTATGGATCTTAAACAATGCTTTTTCTTCTTGAATCATATATTTAAGTGTTTTTCGTACTAATTTCAGTTTCTACTTCTTTCCATTGTATCCAATATTTTTTGATATAAATTATTACAAAAAATATGATATCAAGTAATACTGCCATCGGTATGGCTATAATTATGAACGCAATTATAGACGAAATCTTATGTAATAGTTTCATGTTTATTTAATTTATTCTTACACCACCTACACACGACCTTTCCGTCTATCACTTCACAATTCTCACTATCATGCTCACGTTTACAGATTGAGCATATAACGAGGTCTAAATGACATTCTGGACAGAGTTTTTTGTTTTGTTCCATAATTTAAATTTAATGTTATTGTGTTTTAGTGGTAAGTGAGATACGTGTACAGCTACCGAGCACACCGGAACCCAAGGTTGTTGTTCGTGCCGCTAGGCCCATAGTTCAGATACAACGTCTCTACACCAGCGTACGAACCATAGTACCAATAGCCACCGCGAGTAGCTCCTATATATTTGTTTACATAAATCCACTCTAAATATACATCTTCTTTATATGCGAGTTCTTCTATCCCTAGGAAACTTTCGTGGTTTATATCTGCATTATTTGGATATTTTTCTTTATACGCATCTAATAAAACTAACATTTCCTGAATAGTAGGCAGTCTATATCCTTTTTCTTCACACGCCTTGATTGCATCAAAATAGTTTATGTTATTCCACACTTCTCCTTTGTCATTTCTCATCTTGCGCTTCATTATCTGGAAAGGTTTTGCGCCATATTTATCAAATGTTTCTTTAGGAATAACGCTATAGTCTATAGTGACCCATTCCTCATCTTGACCTTTTATGTACTCTTGCAAGTCTGTGATTGCTTTGAGCGCTTCTTCTTTTGTGTTGATTTTTAGTTTCATAGTTTTTTGTTTTGGTTTAGTTCTTCTGGCATGGTTTATTTATTATCTTTATTAATTCTCTAAATTTTCTCTTAAAATGATGTTGACCCAGTTGATTGAGCCATTATTGGATACTGTAATTTATAATTATGAGTTATACATACAGTGCCCGTAATACAACAATCAATTTTTTTCTGTTTGTCTTTCATATATTTTTATTATTTATTATTGATGGAGTTGATGATTCTTTTAATTGTCTCTATTGATAAATAATTATGCCACTTGGAGTTCTCGTAAGGCTCCGCCTCTAGTATAAGTTCTTTCAATACCTCCTCCCTCGCCTCTTTTTGCCAGAGGGATTTGAGTTCACTATCAAATAGTTCTTTTGCACATTGTACGCAAACTGCCTTTTTTATTTCATCATCTTCTGGCATATCCTCTACTGTTCCATCACCATTTTTCTTTGTAAAAGCTGGATAATGCTTTCCATATTCAATTATCTTTCCAAGTTTACAAAATGTAATTCCACACCGAGAGCAGAATCTTAAAATTTTATCTTCTTGTTGTGTAGGTTGGGTAGGCATAGGGTTAAATAATTTTACTAATTTTTATGAGGTTGTTCTTAGATATCGTTCTCCTTCCAACTTCAACATCAGATAAGTAAGATGCACTCACTCCAATTCTACGAGCGAGTTCTCTAAGCGAAATTTCTGATTCCTTTCTTGCAGTGCGTATAGACTTCCCAAAGCTATATCTCAATGCGTTTGATTGCTTCTCTAAATCATTTATGTCCTTAAATATCTCAAGATGTTGTGTTATATCCATACTTATTTTTTCTTTGAGTTAGTTAATCTTGGTGGTACTTCATTTTCTCCAAAGAAAGTTGCGATTGCGTTATACATTTCTTTCTCATGAGGATTGATAGATGATAAATATCCTGCTCTTTCTCCATACGTTTTATACTTGCCATTCCACCTCTTTAATGTTTTTGGTTCGGGACTATTCCCATCAGAATGCATTTTATTAAGTGTGGCGTAACTCATACCTTTTTAGTTTTTGACTTAATTGTAATGGGAGATATGAGAATGGGGATCACTTCATATCCTTTACACGATAGAATACTTTTATAGTTACGAATCCATTTATTAGCTATTGATAACTTTGGAAAAATCCTCAAACACTCTCCTTCACCATATCCGCCATCTCCGTCTACTATTCCCCACGCCTTTATAGGTTTTATTTTCTTTTGTGTGTTCATGTTAGTTCTTAATTACCTGTTCTTTGTTGTAGAAGTCAATTTGTATATCTTTACCACACCATGGACAATACTTTAATCAAGAAATAACATAACAATTTCCGCAACAACAAAATACATTCCAAGCGCCAGTGTCTTCATCAAGATTGATCTCTTTTGTTCTTGCTTGTTCCTCGAACTTTTCACAACAGTATTCTATAATTATTTTAGATTTCTTTTTCATGTTTATTCTTATTATATTTTATTATCCCATTTGCCCTTTTCATAATCTCAATGCCTTCTTGAACAGAGTTAATATCCTCTGGATATATAATACATTTATTTGTTTTTACATAGAAAACATCATTTCTATAATCATATATAACAGTAGCATATCCACCAGATACCCCATCTCTTTCAAATGTTACATCGAGTTTGCATACACTCCATTTATCAGGAAGTTTTATATTCCTTAACTTTTTAATGGTATCTATTAATAATTCGTTAGAATTAACTTTATTTTCTGATAGTTTTTTCATAAATTTAACACAACATTTCTCCTTCATGATTTCCGACAAAATCATACCAATCAGACTCGTTATATTGATCACCGATCATTCTATAATCGTTTTTTGGTTTCTTATTATTACTCATTGACTTTTGGATACTTTCCCTTTGAACTAGGAATGCCTTAGATAGCGTAATTTTGCCCTCTGGACGCTCTTCTATCATTCCACGCCATACAACTACGGAACTTGGTACTTCTTCTCCTCTCAGTGCATCGTAGCCTCTTTTTGTTATACACCATACACCATGGACTTGTTTACCTTCTTTGTTTTTAACTTTTGCGATAAGTCCTAGTTTTGATGCTATTGTAGTCCTACATTGGACGGAAAGTGTAGTTTTTAGATCAGATATATGTACTTGATTAGCTTGTGTGAATGGAACACCTTTTACGAGTAGACTCTCTACTCTTTCTGCCATTTTAACAAGTAAAACAGCGCACATGATATCGAAATAATATACTCGTTCCTCCATTGATGCGCCACAATTTGGACAATGTTTCTTGTCTTCTAACTGTGGATACTCTTTTAATAAACACTCTAGTATCTCTTCTTTTGTGTAGAATAATGTACCAAATTTATATACAAAATCTACAAAATTAATTTTACCTTCTTTGTTTGTTTTTTTCATGTATTTATTGTACTAATTATATTATAATACTTCCTTTTCCTAGATTACATTCGTCACATGCAAGAGTTAGATTTTTAACATTATCATCACCTCCTTTCGAAACTGGATATATATGATCAACGTGGAAAACAACTTCTGGAGCTTTCCTTCCACAATATTGACATGTAAAATTAAATTTTTTCATAAACTCGAATCTACTCTTTAAACCAAAACTCCGATAGTATTTTCTGTTCTTCTCTCTATGACATTCTTTACAATACCAATCGAAACCAGATGCACTTTTATCAGAATATATGTGATAAAAATTTTCTTCATTTAGATCAAATATATTTTTACATAATAAGCAACGTCTTAATCCAAATTTTTTTAAACCTCTTCTATTTATAAATTTAGTTGACATACATTTACTGAACCGCTCTTCTTAATTCTAATTCTGACATTTCTGATGGATGTTTTGTATTATTATACTTATCTAAACTACCCTTACCTAAGCTGTCCATGGACTGTCCATATAGTCTCTTACTGTTATCTCTTACATCAGATCGTGGCTTAGGAACTACTAAATCTGCTTCTGGAACTATTTTTAATAGTAAATCTTTATAAATACTATCTATTTTTCGATCGGCGCGTATAAAATTATGTTCCCTCCAATCCAGTATGTACGTTACAAGATCCTCATTAAGTATTTTCACCAAACCCTTTGCGCATATAACTTTTAAATCATCCTCATTGCATCCTACGGTTTTTATTATCTTATATGCTTCAACCACTCCGTCATCATCTGCATTGAGACAGAGATGAAAATATAATGCTTGAGACGATATAGGCATCTTCATAAAACGCGCTGATCCTATAATTCTACTACTAAACATTCTTCTCTGTGGCATGGATTTATATGTTAAATGCTTGTATTCTCTGTAATCCAGTAAATTTTGGATTATAGACCAATGCATCTCCTTTTCCCTTTAATTTTTCTGCTCCACTTTCATCTATAATAATTCTACTATTTATTTCCGATGATGTAGCAAAAGCAACTTTTGTAGGGAAATTTGCTTTGATAAGTCCAGTTATTATATCTGAATCTGGTCTTTGAGTAGCAATTATCAAATGGATTCCTGCTGCGCGACCTTTTTGTGCTATTCTTACGATAAGATTCTCTATGCTTGTTCCTTTATCTTTTTCTCTACTTTGTAACATTAAATCGGCAAACTCGTCTATAACACATACAATCTTTCTCATACCAGCGTCACTATATTTTTTACATCCCTTTTTCTGCATCTCTTTATATCTTTTATCCATTGTCGTAGCTATTCCATTCAACATAATAATTGAATCTTTTGGTGTGTATGCTATTGATGTTGCTTCTTCCACAAATTCGCTAAGTTCAACCAATTTCGGATCTATGAGATACAGACTTTGAAGATCGTGCTGACTTAATATTGATCGTATTACTGTGTTTATAAATACAGATTTTCCTGATCCTGTTGTGCCAGCAACGAGCATGTGAGGCATTTCATCAAGTGTGAGGCGCAAAATATCTCCATTAATACCAATTCCAATAGGAATACCATCTTTTTCATTACCTATTTTTATAGATTCTAAAGAAGTGAATGTTCTTTCTTTATTCGGAACTTCAATACCGATGAATGATGTATCTGGTATAGGAGCAACTATTCTTACTCCACTAATCCCGAGTGTCTGTTCAAGATCTGCACAATATGAGTTCAATGATTTCATTTTTACCCCTATTGATGGTGTGAATCTGTGTTGTGTAAATGTATTTCCAACTATACTAGAATCATATTTTAATATAATTCCATACTCCATAAATTTTGTTCCTATTTTTTCGTGATTTTGCATTTTAGAATAATCAATATTTTTATATTCTGCGAGAGAACGCTCGACTGATTTCTGTAGTGTTCTCATATTCTTCATAAGTGATACGTCTTTTTTGAGTATATCGGTAATATTATCAACTTTATACTTCTTCTCTTGTTTTGCTTTTTCTTCTGGTAAATCAAGTCTCTGCGTATATGCGATGATACTTATTTCGTTATCAAATAGAGTATCTACATTTGGGAGGAATACCTGTTCTCCCATGAGGGCTTTTACTGTATCACTATAGAATCTAAGATAGAAATCGAAGAAAAGTGTATTTTCTGAATAGATTATGTCGTATGATACCGTTCTATCCCCTTTATTTGCCTCTCCAGTGTATTTTGTCTCCACAAATGTCATTTTATATGGCTCCTCTGAAAACTCCGCGTATACGAGAAAATAATACTGAATAGCTTGAAGTATCTTTTTACCATCAATCTTATCTGGGTCAGAGAAGGAATAACAAACTTTATCGTCTTCTATGACAATTCTCCCTTTCTCGTCTCTGTATATTCTATCCGTTACACCTTTCAACCTTATAGGAAGAGAAACTCTTTTCCCATTCCATTCGACATCAACATCATGTTCCATCACTCTTTCACTATCGATAAACGATTTATCTTTCTTTAATTGTTTTACTCTATCATTATACGCAATACTGAACTTTGTCTTCATTGTCTGTTTGTCTGGTATTGTCTTACTCCACTTTATAAATCCCTCTGGGTATTCTTCTATAAATTGAAGTCCTTCTTCGAGACCGATTTTTATAGGATCCTTATCATCAACTTTGAAGAACATATCAATTGCGTGGTGAAATGCTTTCCCTAATACCATTGATGCATTTGTTGTTGTTTCTATACGATCCCTATTTATATACGTTATTCTGAACATCAACGGATTTGAAGAAAAGAGAGCCATTGATGAAGCGCTTAAGTGTTCAACAGGAAAATCTTTATTATTCTCCGTATTCAACCTCTGGTAAACTTTCGGAAGGAGTTTCAACTTCTTTTGTTGTTTTACTCTCTTTTGCGATTGTTTCATCTTTTTGTTTTTTAATTGTATTCTTTGGCACAGTAAGTGCCTTCATTTTCATTGCCTCTGATTCTATTTTCGCGAGATTAATTCTTTCATCAATGTTACTATCTTTGTTATCCTCTGCAATTGCAATATTAAGTGTCTCATTCTTTGGCGCGAGTTTAGCGGCTTGTTTGAGGACTGTTTTTCTTGGCATCCACCCTTCCGGATCATTTTCAGAGTTCCATGGACTGTATGTGGAGCCAAATGATTTTGAAAATCTCTTTCCATGCGCCATGATTTCATCCATACGCATAAATTTTTCTACCTTACCACCTGTCTGAGTTATTATTATTGCGTATGCACCCATTTGTTTTCCACGTTCCTCTCTTGTTTTAAAAGGATCAATTTCATGCAATATACTTCCATTTATTATTGAGAATTTGTCATTACTTCTTACTATTTCAGATACTACTGATTTTGCACCAGCTTTATATAAAAGCGTCACTATCCCTTGGTATCCAAGTTGAAACTGCGCAATTTTATTACCAGATTTTCTATCGTTATATGGAAGAACATATGCCTCTCCAGATACTGCTGATGGCATAAATTCTAGTTGCGCCATTATCATAAAACTATTAAATAATGATTCTGGTGTGCATTCCTGCAATTCAGGAGTTCTTTCTATTGAAGAAACAACACTTGATAGAAACTTTAACGCTTTCTTTTCATCTCCAAAATAATTCTTTATCTGAACCATATAGGTTGCCGCGAGTGTCTGTTTTATATTTTGGATTGACATAATCTTTATATTTTCTTCTTTCATATTATGTGATATACTATTGTTAGATTTGTTCATAAGGGTCTGATTCATCAGACTCTTTTCGTTTACAGATACATTTTTTTGTTCCGTTAGATATATATTCATGGCAATCTTCGTCAAAGATGATGTCATCAACTTCTCCTGTATCATTGCATACATCGCACTCTATATTCTCTTTTTCTAAATTAACCATAAGTTTTTTATTATACTTTTTTATTCCAACGACTTAATGCACCTTTTTTCCCTATTTCAGAAAAATGCTTTTTCCCTTTTCTTTTTAATGTTTCCTTTCCTCCTTTTTTCCCTAGTGTACTTGCAATATTTGATAAGTTTTTTTTCATGTTTCTATTCGTTTACAGTTTTTACATGAGCATTAATATCTATATTAAAATAATCACACTGCATTTTTTGATCTTCCGTTATAAAATATAGATCACCAATCTCATCTGCCTCATCTTGCCATTTTAGACAATCAGAACGATCTTGTCTTTCAAGTCCTATTGCCATTACCCACACAAATAACAATATAGATATTATGAATAAAATTCCCATTTCTATTTTCTTCATATGTATGTGTTGTTTACTATTACGACCTTTTCTTCATTATAGCAATCACTCGTCATATGTCAAACGCTTGCTATATACAAATAATGGCTTAAAATATACCCTATATTCATATCTAAAAAAGTTATCCACAGATATAAAAAAAGGAGGCTATAACGCCTCCTTGAATACTGGACATTCTCCCTCTATAACTTCGTGATGTTTCATGTGATACATTCTTATTAACAATTCAATGACTTCCTTCAAAGATAGATTTCTGAATATCCTATGCCAATAATTATGACGATCCATGTTGAACTCTAATATATTCTCCGTTTCCCAACCTCCTCCATGACATTTATTCAGAAGATGGTGACGGTTTGTCCCTTTTGTTTTGAGTTTATGTTTGCTTTTTTTGTCTTTCTTTCTACGTCTATTCACATTACCGTTCTTGTTTTTTGAAACGATAATCCCTCTACTATTCACCCATGCATCAAACGATATTTCCCTATGTGACGTTCTTCTGTATTCAGAGTATTCTTCTTGCGCTCTTTTCATCCTCATGTATTTCATGGCGAGCCTCCTTTATTAAAAACTTCTCCATTTGTGTTTGAATATCAAACAACTTCATGGTTGATTGTTGGTTACATTCTGTACATAGTAGTAGTACATCATGTTTCAAACCACGCACAGTTTCATCAAGAATCTGCATGGTTGTCTTATGTTTGCAATGATGGCAGTAGGTTCCAACATATTTCGTGTCTTTCATTTCTTTCTCCTTAGAATAAGTTATCTTGTACCGTCTCAATTTTCGGCGCATCTTTTTCCTCGTGTCTTACAAGATTTATGCGTTCACACACTGAACATTTTGATAGAATATAAATCTTACTTTTTACTATGTTGTGTGCTACAAATAGTGCTTCTTGTATTGTTTCTTTTCCAGGGTTCTCACCTTTGTGATAACCACATACACGACATTCCTGATATACTCTTTTCATTTCATCCTCCTGATTTTTTTAATTCTATCAATTATGAATGTATACTTACATACGCACGTGTAATAAAAGGTTATATATTCTTTTCCTGTTACAGAAAAAAATAAACCTTGTACTTTTCTAAGACAATTTGGACATAACATAATGCCTCCTTTATTTAATTTTAGTGTGCTAGTCTTTCAACCCTGTAAGATTGAGAGATTAGAACGCTTAATAGTTGAGGGAATTGGAATTGCACCAATGGTCTTCTGCTTATGAGGCAGACGAGATACTACTTCTCCATCCCCCGAATGTCACTTTGTCTATCTTTGTCAGAACGTAATAATCTTTTTAGAATATTTCTGATTTCTTTAGAAGTCCTGAATGTTCTACTTTTAAATTTTAGTTTTTTGTATTGATTGTTATTCATATTTACATCATGAGCGGATTACTCCTTACCCATTCCATCGCTGGAACTAGATAGATGATGAGTCTTATCTATTAAGTATATAATATACTTCTATGGACGCTCCTGTGAGACTTTGTAGCCACCAACTTTCGCTGATGATTGTACACACGAGCAGTCCCATAGCCAGTAGTTTCCAACTTGCTATGAAGCTTTTCTACACATGGTAGATAGCTCTTGGGTTTTCGCCCATAGAAATGTATTATATATCATTATGTGAAAACATTATGTATCAACTATATTAAAATAGTGTATTAAAACCTAGTTTATTTTAATCATGTTGATTTCAATTATGTTCACGCAACATTCTAATAGGCAACTGGAAGTGCTGGGCAAGGTTAGACTTGCAGAATGTTACTGGTAGCAACTCCAAACATTCTCCACACCAAATGCTATAGGTTTATGGCATGTTCTTAAATGAGTTTATAACACTCAAATACTTCTTCGGCTCACTGTCCGCCACCAGCACTCTCAATTGCCTATTATATACATTTGTAAATTACTATTTTTCAATGTATATTTTAATTATAACACAACAATATGGAAAGTATACACGTATCTGTGGATAACAAGCCTTTGTCATCAAATGAAGCGTGGCAAGGAAAAAGGTTTAAGACACAGAAATATAAATCATATGAAGAAATAATGCTAACGATTCTACCTAGGAAAGAAATGATACGTGGTATAATTGAGATAGTATTTATCTTCCATATTAAGAATCATAAGATGTGTGATTACGACAATATGATAAAATTATTACAAGATATAATAGTTAAAAAAGGATATATTGAGGATGATCGTTTTATATATAAATCTACAATATATAAAATGCCAAGCGAACTTGACAAGATAGAATTTCTTATAAAACCATACGAAATACAAAAACCACTTATATAGTGGTTTTTGTAACAATATTATACAATATTCGTTGTATTGTGTATAGACTTTCTAGAAGTCTTTGAAACAAAAATAGTCAATTCGGATAATTTTGTGCCACACTGCATATATTGCATAGATAGTGTGGCTTTTTTATGCGTAAAAATGACATATAACGAACGATAATATAATATATGATGAGATATACTACTTTATTACAAACTATGCTCCCTGACCTAATTTCTTGAAGAAATCAACTAACACATTCAATACGTACAACACCATTGCTCCGATAACTGGATTAGTTGGAACGAAATCAGTTATCTGGAGGCCGTCTTTGTTTATCTCTGATATTACAAATCCAAGATACAATAACGCGAGTGGTGCAAAGAAGATAGAGGTATTCTTTAAAAACTTCTTTATTTCTTCGCTATTAAGACTCCATTTTTTGCTTTCCATATTTTTGTATTTATTACTAATGACCTTTATTATAATAGATTTTTTATTTTCTCATTTGGATCAACTGATAACTTTTTTGCAACAAAATCAGCATATGCATCTGGATTATTATTGTCTGATGATGGGGCATACACATTAAAGAAATCAACAAGCGTCATATCTGGTTTATAATTACGAATTTTACCTTGCGCTGCCCATGTAAGTAGTCCTATTAATGCGTCTAGACCATGTTCATATGTTTCCCATTTTGCAAATCCACCAATCCCCAACGATCCTCCAAGATATTGATTTACAAATAAGTTATATCTGATGTTTCCTGGATTATTATTTCTATACGACAAAGAACCTTCTGGGAATTTATCAGATGGACCATAGTATCCTTCGAAACTCTGTATAGCTAATGCCATATCTTTAATCTTATTTTGTGTAGACATAATTTTTTTTATAAGAGAATTAATTGTTGGTATGATTTTCTTTAATATTTCTACGATAGTGTATCTTTCATCAAGTATTATATTTCTATATATATAAATTGAATCTAGATTATTACTTACATCGCCACCAATATCTATAGTTTCCATGTTTGGTATTCCTCTATGATTTAATATTCTATAAAGAGCATGTGTCTGTTCATGTTTCATTACTTCTTTTGTTGCTCCAGAATCTACAAATGACTGTTTTGTTGGAAACTCACATAATATTGCTCCATTTATTGTATCGTTATATGTCCAATTCGCTAAGTTTTTTTGTTCTTTTGGGTCATAGAAGAACTGTATCGTGTGGTAAAAGTCATTGACGAATGGCAGTATAGTTTCTTTAAGATTTTCTAATCCCCATAATTCTATTCCTTTATATGTACCAAAACTTTTGAATTTTATTGGAACATTGCAATGTATTTGTACTATTTCGCAATCAGAAATCATTACTTTCATATATTCAGAAAATAATTTAGTCTGATCGGTTATATTAGGACAACCTTTATTTATTATCTGTAGTATTCTTAATTTTTCCATAATTAATCAGTACTTGGTATTATCATACAAAATATAAAGAATAAAAACAATATTATCGCTAATTTTATCATTGTTTTCTTGTTCCTATTACAGCACCTCTTGATGTTAATTTCTCTAGTAATGGTGCGACTGGATTAACAACTTTCCCAGTTCTATATAATCCTTGTGCTAAACCAGTCAATGATGCAGGTTGTTGAAATGCTCTGGCAGCTGCGGCAACGCCAAGACCTGCTCCTGGAGCACCAGCTGCAAGACCTCCTCCTCCCAATATATAATCAGTTGGACCAATTATATTCTTCTTTCCTTGTTTAACCGCAAAATCAGTTATGTCACTAAGCGCATTTATATAAATACGCTCTTCATTCATAAGATCCTTCAGTCCCGCTTCTGATAATTTCTTACGTATCTGATCTGCAGCTGTTTTAAACTCATCTTGTTTCGCAGAAATAGGATTTGATATACTCTTAAATGACGACATATTTCTACTTCTGTCAATAAACCTACGCATTGCAAGTGCTGTATCTATATCTATTTGATTTGACTTACCAGATAATGCTTTTATAAGTCTATCAGCCTCTTTTGCTCGATCTGTATATAAACCTGATTTAAATTGATCGCGTATCGATGTCAATAGATTCTTTATTCCAGTCTTATTATCTATAATTATTTTCTGTCCAGTTAATTTTTTTGCTTGTACTGTAGTCTGCACTGCCTTCTCTAATTCATCCAATTTATTCAAAGAAGTTATTGCCATGTCTTCTGCCGTACCAAATAAACCTCTATCTAGAAGTTCTTTTGCAAGAGTTGGATTAACTTCTTTTCCTTTTGCGAGCGAACGAATTTTTGCTGTAAAATCTTCACCAGTAGTTTGGAATATCCTTTGCATAAATCCTTCTGGCATACGTGTAGTCAAGAATTTTACGAGACTTCCAACAGCACTTGTTACTGGAACACCAATCGCACTTACAAGAGCAGCCTCTCCAGCCTTTTCTTTACTTCCAGTTCCGAGATATGTTTTACCAGCAATCTCTGCTGTTTCTCCTGCTGTTTTCGCGAATAATCCAAGTGCCTTTGTGCCAAGTCTAGTTAATAATGGTGCTGTTGCCTCTACTGCCGGAACTAATGCTTTTGCCTTAGATGCAAGACCTGTTGGTGTTAATAATTCTCCAGCCTTTTCTCCATAATATCCTACATTTTCCAATCCACTTCTTTCGCTTTTCGCAAAATCAGACGCTGTTTTACCTAATTGTGTTTCCTGTGTTTGTGTACCAAATAATTTGTCAAACAGTCCAGTAACTATTTTCTCTGATGAAGTAAGTGTTTCTGCGCCACCTTTCGCTATTCCAGTCAAAACTTCTCCTACTTTATCTGGTATATTGGCAATTGTTGTTTTTTGTGGTTGTTGAACTTCTATTTTTGGTTGAGTTTGTTCATCTTCTGTTATAGGTAGTCCTTTTATTCTTCTATACTCTGAATATACCTTATTAACATATTCTGGAACATTGTATTCTACTCCTTTTGCATTTTTACCAACCTTACCTTCAAAATCCGGGCTTCCACTGTTCCATATAGAAGCAATCTGACCTGGATTATATCCCTGATCTTTTAATTCTTTTATACGATAATATGCAACTTTATTCTGATTTTCTAAATTTAGTGGCGCTTTCTCATTTCCTAGATATTTCTTTGACAATTCTGACCATGTTCCAGGCATATATTGATATCTACCAGATTCTCCACTTGCTCCTTTTTTATCTTTATTTCCTGTTTCTACATTTCGTATCGCCTTTGCAAGATTTACAATATCCTGATCGAGTACATTACCAACTGAAATCTGTGTATTGTTTATTTGATTCGCCATAGCTTTGATTAAATCCACTAATATAATTTTTCCACGCATCACCAAGCCCGACCGTTTCAGCCTGTGATTGGAATGAACGTTCTTTTTGTGCAGCTGCTGTTTTTATTGTATTTACAATCTTTTCTGCTGCATCAGCTATTTGTAATGCTACTTCTGGACGAACTATCTGTCCATTGTTTATCTTTTGTACTTCTCCTTGTAATTGACCTATTTTTGAGTCTATAGAATTTACAAGTCCTAATTCTCCTTCTCGAACTGCGCTTTGGTAGGTATCTAATGCTTGAATATATGCATATACAAGGTTCAATTGCATTGCCGCATCACTAGGATTTGCCTTTACATTCTTGATTGTATCTTTTAACACCGTTGTTCTATCGGCTGCCGCAATAAGAGGAGATGCGTTATATTTTCCAACGATTCCATTAAATATACTTGCTTCCTGCGTAGTAAGACCAGTGCCACCAACGCCAGCAGTTATTTTTGCCTTCCTATTTGCGTCGAGATTCTGATATTCATTCCAACTCATAGGAGTTCTTCCTGCAGCTCTTTCTTGCGCGGAATAGAAATTATATTCCCCAACTGCTCCTGTTCCATATTGTTCCGAAACACTAGGAGTCGTTGCTGTCTCATATGTCTTGTATACATCAGCAAGTGATTTCAATTCTTCAAGAGGAGCTTTTTGTTGTGCCTGATTTGTTTTTATTTGTTCAAGTACTCCTTCTTTTCCTCTTTGTAAAGTTTCAAGTCCAGCAGTTAGCGGAGCAGATTCTGCTGCCTCAAGTCGTGTTCTTTGAGGCTCTGATACAATATATCCACCAGTTCTTTCTTTTATATTTTGACGAAGTCCTTTCAATAAATCAAATGTTTTATTTATTTGTGTAGTGTAATCTTCTGCCTGTGTTGATAATGCTTCTGATTTTGTGGTATCTGGTTTATTTTCAAAATACGATGTCATTTTCTCTAATAATAAATCCCTAGGACTTTTCTGTGTTATTGCGTCTTTAATAGGAGAACTAGAAGATCCACCTGTTCCAGTGGTATTCGTATTCGGAGTTGGAGATGGTGTAGAATCTGGTATATCCAAACTTTGTCCAGCACTTATTTTATTTGGATTTGTTATATATGGATTTACCTTTAGTATATCCTCTATTGACTTTTTATTTTTTGTCGCGATTCCACTTAATGTATCGCCACTTTGTATTATATATTTCGCCATATTTTTTAACTCCAACCTTCCCCTTTATAGTCGAAGTTTTTAATTGATAAATCTCTTACTGATATGTCAACTTCTTCTAGTCTATCCATATAAACTCCCTCAAAATGACCAGCATAATCTTCCATCATTGATTTTAACATACCTCCTATATCTGGAGAAAGACCAGCCTCATTCCCACCATCAAATAATCTCCAATAACTCGCTGCCATAACAGTATTTTCTAACATCTGATAATATAACGCAAGTGGACGATATATAAGTAGATTTGTAAAATCTTCTGGAATATTAGAAAATTCTCCAATTGTATATGTAGAAGATCCAGCAACAATACTTGTTCCGTCGTAAGGTTTTACTAATTCTAGATGAGTCGTATCGGTTATAGACTCTATTTCATACCATCTATTATCTCCTGTTGCGTATGCTATTTTTATATGGTTCCCAATAGTACCCTTAGCCCACGACGTTCCACTTCCAGTTATTGTTTCGTCAGCATTAGTAGCAGTAACTATAGTTCCAGTGTCGTAGTCATCTAGAGACATATCATATCGTGATTTTCTTCCACGAATAGTTATTGTATTACCAGCAGTTTGTGGTATTGGCCATATTTTTATTTCATCTCCATTTCTATAGAAAAACTGTGGAATATCTGAATATACAATTGACTGTAATGATTTTAGATATTCGTAATATTTAAAACTTTCAACTGGCTTTGGCCTATATACCTTTGTCCCCACAGTAACAGTGACACTTGCTATCTTATCGAGTGTTATCGGTATTTTATATCCCTCTGTACTTGCCTTAGTTAATTGAGTTTTTGTCGTTTCCATAAATGGCCAACGAGTAGCAGATAAAACAACTGTGTCAGTGTCATTAATCCACGACTTAAATTGAGCAAGACGCGCTGTAGAAGTATCACCAGTAATCGTCTGTAACTCTGTATATAATGTTTCAAATGATTTCATCATCGTTTTGATGGGTTATTTTCTATTAATAATTTTTGTATTTCTGGACTTTTATAATCTCCACGCAATTCTATTTTAAACTGTATCCATGCAGATCTCTTTATCAGACTCACAACATCATAATCTGTTCCAATTCCTGATATAACCTCTAGTTTCCTGAAATTAGTGAACCTTGCTTTTGAATTAGATGATACATTTGGTATTGCTTCGTCTAAATTTACTGTATAAGTACTTCCGGCAAGCGATATAGAAGATACATGGGCAGTAGCGCCTGCTCCAGTACCTCTTATTATTTCTATTTCATCTCCTACAGAAACGTGAGCAAGAAATGCATCCGTTGATGTAAATGTATCAGTGTCTGTCCATGTAACAAAAAAATTATTATTCACTACATCATCAACGTACTGATTGTCTTCTGTTCTATATTTTATTACAACTTTATCAGTACTATTTTCTAATGGACGCATATTTATCTTCATTCTTTGCCAAAACGATCTAATATCGCCACTTACCAATTTCGATGTTATTAAATATCCTCGATTATCTACTGATGAATATTCTTTCGAAGCAAATAATGCATATATATTATCACTACCAGTTGTATATACCCTTGCGCCAGCAAGATACCTACCATCTCCTTTGTCAACAGGATACAATGCGCCAACTCTTTCAATATCTGCATCTCCCCAACTATCATTTGTTGTTCCATCGTATTTACCCAATGATTGTTCTTGATATAATGATGTTCCATCATATACCCACACTCCACTTGCCATAACATAACTACCCGTTGATACAGAATATATCTTTGCGCTCAATAATATGTGTATTTTACCATCTATAACTTTCATTCCATTTGGCGCGACAAGAAAATGAGGATTGAATCCATCTATCCAATCATATGGCATATCAAACACAGGTAATCTAGCAACCTCCTTTAATCCACCTCCTGAATTTGCTAGTAATTGTCCCTTTCCATTTATCGTATAAAGTATTCCATTAAGAGAACATCCAGCATATGTATAATCGTCATATGTCTTTATTGGAGTATCATATGTTTCTGTAAACGTATCCCATGGGAAGATAAGACCTTCTCCACGATTTTTATTGTATGTTCCAATAAATGTTCTTAGACCATCATCTGTAATCCATGTCATATAATAATCTTTTGGCAATACTATTCTATTGAGGGCTTTCACAAGGCTATCGTCTATTGTATGCAAAACATTTCCATCTGGAACTAATAATTTATTTCCAAATGTATATAAATAATGATCAGGATATGTCAATCCTAATGATAACCAACTTGTAGTCCACGTTCCGTTATGTAGCATCCTAAGACTTGTTTTTAATGGGACCACAAGTCTATCTGTAGTACCCCCATTACCAAAGACAACCATATTACCACTAGCAGTTGTTGGTGTATTCGTAAGTGAATCCTGTGTAAGAGATGCTTTTGCGCTCGATCCACCTTTCCAGATATGTCCAGATGATGGATCAAAAGCAGACTGCGTTAATACAACATATACATATGTTCCAGCAGATCCAAATGCATCAGTTCGTACTATAGAAAATGGTATTTGAAAATCAGCATCATCATCACTATCAAAAACACGATACATTCTTTCAGATAGCCTAAAACTCCCCTTTTTTGAATCAAAGTCTATGTTCTTTGTGGCAACAAAACTTCCGAAGAAATCTCCATTACCACGCACCCATTTATTTTTCTCTTTATCAGGTAAAGTAATCATAATTAAAATCTATCTCTACGTTGTATATATTCAAAATATGAACTTGTTAGTTGCTTATCAGCATTTTCTGCAGTTTGTATTGAGTAGAATAGCAATCCATTATGGTTCGTATTTGTAAGATCTGGAATTGTAGTATCAGTTGTAAGCGTACCCATGAGTTGCATTTTACCAGATGATTCCATGTAAAACTCAACTTTATGTATATCAGGATAGTGTCTCGCTTCTATAACATAATTTGTATTAACCGCTATAGTCGCTAATGACACTGTCGATTCTCCACCTCCAGAGTCTTTTCTAGTAACTCCATATAATGTATTATTTACTATCTTAAATCCATAAAATGGGAGTGACGCAGCCGTTGGATCCAATCCAGCAACAATATATCCCGTTTGATTTGTTATAGAACTTACTTCCATGTTCGCTCTAAAACGAGATGGTTGTTTCCAAGAAAGAAATGGTGTAAGTACAGCTGTTCCAAATGTAGGATCTGGATACCTATATATCTGCGCTAAGTTTGAACTCGTTGTGCTAGTTGATAGTACGATTCCATTTGGTCCAACACTAGCAACGGCACCAGAAGAAACAAATGTGTCATATCCATCAGAACTCTCAAATATTGTAGTAAAATGCATAAAATCATTCCATACACTATCAAAAACAAACTGAGATATGTTGTTCTTTATCTCTTCTCTTATTATTCTTTTACTTATTTCGTCAAGTGGATATGTTAATTGTTGCTCCATATATTTATTATTCTATTGTTTCTGTTGGTACTGCTATTGTCTTTTTTAAACTCTCTATATACGCACTAGGTTTTGCAATCTGTATACCAACTCCTCTCTCAATATTATTCAACCTATTATCTATTCGTATAAGCGTCTCACTTGTCTTCATATCAAGATCTGTTAATTTTTCTTGCAAAGACTCTGCTTTCATTTCAGTCGCATCAACTCTTGCTGTCAAGTTATTATACACAACACCAAGAAGAGAGCCTGTTAAGACCAATATAATTCCTAATAAAATTTTATATATATTGTCTTTCATGATAATTTAATTAGTTACAAAACGCCCCTTTGTCATAGAATAATATTTTTTGATTTCCTGTTGTGTCCAGACACGATTTTCTACTACTAGTTCATCCATTGAACCATTGTAGTAGAAATTATTTACTGAACCTCCATCATTATATGCACCAGCAAATACTGGTTGTGAAGGATCTGCTATGACTGCTGTATCAGCAGCATCAGACGCAACAAATCTACCGTCAAGATACATCTTAAGACCATCTGAGTTACTACTTGTTACAATGAAATTATGCCAATTGGTATCCCTCGTATACGCATATGTTATATCCTGTGTACCCTGATTCTTAGCAAACTTCAAATTAGTATTATCGTGATATAACCAAAGTCCTGAGTTTCCAGAACTAGGAGATACCATGAGAAAAGACTGCGCACCACTCGTTCCAGAATATTTAAACCATAGTGAAATAGTTATATAGTTTGCTCCCCAAGGAAATGAAGCATTGGGAATAGAAATATATGAACTACTTCCATTAAAACTCGCTCCTTGTCCAAATCTTCCATATCCAAGTCCATATGTTATATTTGTGTCACTTCCATTATTTCCATTTCCAGAATAGTCACTTGAGTTACCATCAAAATGTACAAGTAATTTAGTAGTCCCAGAACCAGCACCAATGTACTCTCCAAAATTTCTACCGAATCCATTTGCCAATCCTTCTATATCTGAGTCTGTAAGTGATGTATTGAACAATGCTACATCATCAATATATCCAGTAAATTTGTTAATAATTGTTTGGTTTGATGTTAAGTCTGCTCCTATATATGAAGTACCCGATGTTGGATTATTACTTGTTGCAGCAGCAGAAGATGATGAAACCATTTTCCCATCTATGTACGCTTTAACCAATGAATTTCCATATACCATTGCAACATGATGCCAATTTCCATCTGTTACTACATATGTTGAATTTGCAATATATGCATTTGTACTATTGAATCCGATCGCTCCTAGTGTATTATCACTATTTATTCTAAATTGCCATCCTCTATTCGAACCTAATCCAATATCATTTGAAAAAATTGCCTGAATTGCTCCAGTTTTCGATGTTTTTATCCATGCAACAATAGTGTATCCATTGGTAATTTCCATGTCATAGTTCGGAAGATTTATATATCCATTTCCAGAAAAACTAACACCTTGTCCAAATTTTCCATAAGATGAGTTATATGATGCGTTTGTATCGGTTCCATTATAAACTCCAGTCGTATCATTTGAATTTCCCTCAAATCTAAAGTATGCCTCAAGATTAGCGTTTGAATACAATGATGTACTATATAACTCATTCAATGAACCAGCATACAATACAGATGGAATGAATATAGTTAATATTGCTATTATAAGAAATATTTTTTTCATCATAGTGCAGAGTTATTTAATGGTGAATAGAATATATTGACGTATAAGTCCACACCAGGTGTTCCTGCTGGTTTGTCTAAATCAATACTTATGTAATCTCCGGTCATTGCAGTTGTTCCAGAGTCTGCTGTAAATTTTTCTCCTTTAGTAGCGGTCGTGGTTATTTGTGGTTTTGTAGCAAATATAGAAGTTCCATTTTTGTTTATATCTACAATCATTGTCCCATTTCCTGCTGTTCCAAGATATATATCTGCTCCATAAATCTTCATTGGAAAAGGAACGTTAAATCTACCTGCTATATCAGTAGTTGTTGCGCCAAGAGTTCCTGCTACAGCGAGTGTCGCTATTCGTGCTTTCTCAAGAGAGTATTTGAGTGAACTAGAATCTATTGATGCCATCTGGTCTCCCATAAATTCTATGGTAGTTGTAGGATTGGAGTATGTACTTGATGCTATCATTCCATATTTTGCTGTTGAACTTTCTGTCCATTTCATAACCATTCCTCGCGATAAAAGAGTTGATACATCCCCACCTCCTGAAACAGTAAGTGTTGAACTTGATGTTCGTGTTGGGGTATTATTTATTGTTGTCCAGAATGAAGAACCTCCACCAGTTGATCCTATTGTTATTGCGCTAGTAGATGTCGTAATAGTTATATTCGTTCCCGCAGTAAGAGTCTTTAGATCATAATTAGTTCCATTTCCTATAAGAATTTTATCAACTCCTGGTGTTGTAGATGTGGCTATTCCTCCTTTTAGGATTGGAACAATATTTCCATATGAAGTTGTTATCGCTGTGGTACCGCTTCCAGTAACGTCTCCTGATAAAGTAATTGTTTGGTTTGCTGTTAGATATGTACTTGTATCAACACTAAGTGTTCCGTCGCCACTGCTTGTTTTTACAAATCCATTAGAAGTTAGATTGAGAAGTTTTGCTATATTGAGTTGTGCGCTATCAGGAACATTTAATGTAATCGTAGACGTTGATGACGTTGATACGGTAAGTCTATTTGTTGTACCGGTTAGATTAAATATTGGTCCATCAACTCCATTGATTGTCGTTGTTGCGCTTGATGATGAACCACCTGTTGATGCAATCCAATCAACTTTTAATGGAGCAGACGAACTTGCTGTAAGTACATATCCATTTGTTCCTATTGGGAAATTTGTCCATTTATTTGAACTATTTCTTATTAGGATATCTCCAGCAGTTATCACAGTAGTTGTAGCCATATCCGTTGTGTTCCCACTGAATAATGCTCCAGCTGTACCGGTCACTGACCATAGTGGATTTATTGGTGAAAGTACTGTTCCAGTAAGTTTCCAATAATTTGGCGCACCTATCCCACCTCCAGAACCACCAGAAATGGCTCCATTTGCCGTTATAACGAACGATAATACACCGACTATAGATAATACTATTATAAATATTTTTTTCATAAATAAACTAATATTTCAGCTATTTGATTAGCCTGATTACTTCTAAAATATAATATTCCTCCTCCATTGAAATCATTTTCTGTGTATGTTTTTCCATTATCGAGTGTTATATATGTTGTGCCAGATATACCACTTATAAAACATACTTGTAAAATGTATCCCAATTCACGCAATTTTATAGAAAATTTACGAGTTCCTTTTGGTATTTCGTATGAGTACTCTGTATTCGCCAAAGGCATACTTATATTTTCTATTAATACGCGTCCTTTCATTTTTATTTCCAGACCTTAATTTCTGCGACCATTGAATCTGTATCACTTTGTAGATAGATTGTTATACCACCTTTCATATCTGTTTCAGAATAAGAAGCACCGTATGGAACAGTGATGTAATTTCCTCCGCTAACAAATCTAACATACAATAATGCTGATCCATCTCTCAATTTTATCTCTATGCGATTAACCCCAGTAGGTATTGCATATGCATACTCTACTGCATTACTCGTCAACGCTAGATTTGTAATTATTGGTTTTGCTGCAATCATAGTTTTTTATTTACTTCTTTCTTGGCGACTTCCGATAGAGTCGATTTCATAATGTATATCAAATTCCTGTAATGCTATGTCATCTGGGTATGTATCATCAGAATCAACTGGATTTCTATATATTCTTGCCATCATCATAGATGATGTGTTCCATCCAGTGGTATCGATGCTTATTTCATTTGTATATAAACTCTTCCACTGTGAAGCAGTTGATATAGTAGTCGTTGCAGAAAGCACGGTAGTCGTTGCAGAAAATACATCATTTGAATCTGCTTGCGTATATTCCAAAAATAGTTTTACAGTACCAGTAGCATTACTCGTTGGTGCAAAATGAAAATGAGGATATATAGTTGAATCAAGTTTTTTCGCATGAGGCATTTGTATCTGTAAGTCCATACTTTCCAGAGTATTATTTCCATCAAAACATCGTGTTCTTATATTTGAACTTGAAAAAGTACATACGTCTGCTGGGACTACTCCAACAGCAAGAGTGTTTGCAGGAAATCTTAAATCCTCCCATCCCGTTGCTCCTCCATGTAATATAGGAGTTCCATCATGTTCAACTTCTAAATATGATGTAGTAGTAGAGTACCCAAGAGTTGTGGTTCCATTGACGAATACACCAGAGAACCATGCTCTGTATATTGGAGTTGTAGATGCTCCAAGTTGAGTACTTGTGGCGAAAGGAAATATACCATCTCCAGATTTTTTCCATAGATTTGCCGAACTAAAACCAAAGCCAGATGATTGTGCGTATGCACGAGCACCTATGATAATAACAATAAATATTGCCAGTATAATTGCTATTTTTATTTTATGTTTCATAATTATTTCCATATTTCTACTTCTAATACTTGACTATCGGTATCTGCCTGAAAATAAATTGTAATACCTCCTTTTATATTATCTATACTCTTTGCTGTTGCTGCTGGTACTGTCAAATATGTTGTTCCAGAAGCACCAGATGTATATGCAAGTTTCAATGCAACGCCAGAGTCCCTTAATTTAATCAATATTTTACTTACTCCGGTAGGAATGGCATACGAATATTCCGTATTTTTTGTTGCCATCGCCACATTTACTACACTTGGTTTTGCTCCGATCATAATGTTATTTTTACATTTGTTTGTTTATGCCAGAACGCTATATCTTTTGCTTGTTGCAGTTTCTCTTCTGCTACTTTTTCTCTACGTTTGACATCTTTTTCAATGAGTTTGAGCGACTTTTCAAACTCACTATTTTTAATTATTTTTTTTTCTAAATCTTTTTGTGCCTCGTCCATAAACATTGCTGTATTCATGGCAGTTGTATGTATATTCTCAATTGTATCAAGCATTTCCTTCATTTTTCTATCTGTTTCGCTGATTTTACGAGAAAATTCATTTGCTGTTATCTCAAGTTTTTTATAACCACATACAATGTTGTCATAGAGTTCTTTTATCCCTTCTGAAAGTTGTATTGCGCGATTTATGTATACACCAAGTGCGTTATGTGCCTTATTATATATATCCTGCAGTAATGTCTTTTTATTATATTCTATTTCCTTAAGATCATTTTTAGCATTTTGTATATTATTTATAACCGAATCAAACTCATCTTTCATGAGTTCCAAAGATGTAGACACTTTATCTAATTCAGTTTTCTTATCTAATAATTCTTCGTTTAACATATCTATAAATGGGGATGGAATTACCCACCCCCATTACGTGATTACTCGGTAATTCCTTGCTGTTCAAGCTCCATTAATTGATTGAGTAATTCTTCTTTGGTTTTTGACACATCTACCTTCACTCCGCGCTTCTCAAGATCATCTATAATCATCTTTTTTGTTACATTAATAGTCTCTTTTTTGTCTTCTATTACATTCTCTGTAACATTAGATGTTGATACTCCTTGAGGTTCTGTATCAAAATCCTTTTTTAATCGCTCAAGATCTCTTTTATGAGCTTCTTCTGGAGAAATATTTTCTCTACCTTCATTACCAAGCGTCGTAAGCATTTTCGCCTGCAATTCCGCAACAGTATTGTCATTCCATAATGTGACTCCTGTTGTGCTTGGAGTAACTTTCTTCACATTACGAGATAAAATCTTCCTTGCGAGATGCAATGCGAGGTGCTCTGCCTCTGGTAATCTAAGTGGAATACTCTCTCCAGATCCAACTGTCATAGAAATACCATTGAATGAATGTGTAAAACTCTCTTTATCTATGTTAGTGAATCTAACTATAGTACGCATTCTCATTTCAGCGGCTCTTTCTATTTCAGTAGTTATTCTTTTTTCCTCTATTTTTTTGTTTTCTATATCCATAGTTCGTATGAACGGTATGATATTAGTACCATATCGTATAACCGACCTTTTTTATTGGGTAACTCTACCCATCTCATAGCCCATAGAGGCTATGAGTGGATAGACTTAGTTGATACATACATCAACCAATGCCGCCAAATCTGCTGCAGAGTTTGCAACTAATACGCGACCGATTGATGACTCATCAAATAATCCTGCTCCAGTTGTTCCTTTTACCGTTGTACCTTCTGTATCGTCACCAGGTTTTAAATTGGTATTGATAGTTGCTGTTTCTCCTACGAGAACTCCTCCGATACCACGTTTTAAGAACCAACCATAATCACCAGATGCAAACGCTACTTGCGCAACTCCTTTGATATTTGTTATATCAACAGATATTGGAAGTTTTTCAGCGTCTGTTTCATGCACAATGGCAATTCCTGAATCAGCGACTGCAAGTGCAGTTGTTAAAGCATAATCAACGTACAACTCAAGAGTGTCAGTTGTATTATCTTTAATCTTTGCAACCTGTCCAGTTCCTGTCCCAGTGTTAACTAAGAGCCAGTGATCTTGATAATCTCCCGCTGTCCAACCAGCAGATGCTTCCTTAATGAATACATTCTTAGAATATCCATTTGTTGAAGAAGAAACAGTTGTTACGGTTGTATTCGCTGGGCGAGATACTACCATATATTGACTGATTGCTTCTGTTGCATAGAGATATTCCCAAACGCGTCCATCTGGAGTTTGTGCTTGTTCATTTAATGAACCTTGTTTTACAGACGGAGTATCAAAGATACTTTGGAATGTGATTTGTTTCATGAATTTATAATTTATCAGATCCAAGATCGACCTTTCAC